TGATCCCGCCGCCCATGCCCGTGGACGCGGACGGGTTGACCGTCGCGCCGGCCGAGCCGAGCCGGATGACCTCGGGGCCGTTCTCACCGACGAGGGCCGTGCTGTACGGCGCGAGCGGGCCACCGGCCGCGCGGTGATCGTTGGTGTTCTCGGCCGACCGGTTGCGGGTGGTGATCGTGATCGTCCGCGAGGTCGGGATCGACTCGATGTAGTCGATCAGCGCCTTGATGTCAGCCTTGGCCGAGCCGGTCGCGGTCTTCCACTTCTCGCGGAGGTCGGCGAGAAACGCCTTCTGCTGCTTGGCGTTCATCTTGCCGTACCCGACGAGCGCGACCTCCTTCTCCAGCGCGTCCTTCTGGAGTTCGAGCAGCCGCAACTTCGCGTCGTGCACCTGCTCCTTGGTCGAGTTCTTCGACGCGATGATCTGGCGCTGCTCTGTCTGGTCGCGCTTGTTCGCAGCGAGTTCGGCCTTGAGGATCAGTGGGTCGTAGATGGAGTCGGCCGCCTCGGAGCCCAGCCGCCCAAGCGTGTCCCGTGCCCCGCGGGCGTCGTTGACCATGTCGATCAGCGACTCGTGCAGCACCTTCGCGGCCGACTTGCCGGCAGACCCGATGCCGGTGATCGACTTCGACGCGGACTTCGCTGACCCGGCGATGCGCTCCGAGCCGGTGTCCCAGGCGTCGGCCCCCTGCACGCTGGCGTCGATCGCCGCCTGCTTCATCGAGTCCATCTGCTCGTCGTACTGGTCCGCCGAATACTTGATCGGGCCGTCCACCATCGCCTTGAAGACGTCGCCGAGGAAGCCGAGCGCGTCCTTGTTGTCGTTGATCCAGTTGACGCCTTCCTGCAGCGCCGGGACCAGTTCGTCGCGCGCCCACTTGGTGAACTGCGCGGCGACCGGGAGGAGTTCCTGCCCGATCGTGGCCTGGAGGTCTTCCACTTGCGCCGTGAGGGCGCGCTGCGAGTTGGCGAGGCCGTCCGAGGTACGGGCGAAGTCGCCTTGTGCGTCGCCCGTCTGCTCGAGGATGAGCTGGTAGCGCGCGGTGGCCTTCTGGCCTTCGGTGAACTGCCCGTTGACCTTCTCGACGCCCATCTGCGCGAGCTTCGAGTTGACCGCCGTCTCGGACAAGAACACGTTGAACTTGCGCAGCGGCTCGGACTCGCCGTTCAGGCCCGACTTGAGTGCGTCGAGCGCGGTCCCCACGTCGGTGTTGAAGAACGACGCGAGGTCGGACCCGAGCTGCGTGAGCTGCTCGCTGTACTTCGTGGATTGCCCGAGCCCGATGCCGACGGTCTTGAACAGGCCGGCGAACCCGGAAGCGGCGTCGAGCGCGTCCTTCTTCGACTGTCCGAACGCCGTGGACGCGGTCGAGGCCCACTTGTCAACCGCGTCGGCGTTCTCGCCGAAGACGACGCGCGACTTCGACATCGTCTCGTTGAGGTCCGACGCCGCGTTGAGGGCGGTGCCGGCCTCCGAGATGACCGCCGACAGCGCGGAGTCGAGGATGTCGAAGCCCTTGGCGGCGATGGCCGCGCCCGCTCCGATGGTGAGGCCCTGCGCGCCGTCCCGCTGGAGCCGCTTCCATGCGTCCTGGATGCCCTGCAGGGGCTTGCTGGCGTCGTCCTTGACGGACGTTCGGATGCGGACGTTGTTGTCAGCCATCGGGGTCCGCTTCTCCAAGGTTGGGGTTCACGAGGCCACGCAGGGCGAAGAGGGCGTGGGCGTCTTCGTCGAGGACGGAGGCGAGGGTGTAGCCCGGATAGGTGCGCAGGATCTCGTCGAGAACCCGCGCCCACGCGACGGCGGTCGGCGTCAGCTCTCGTCGGTTGAGGTGGCGAGCCCTGAACGCCGCGACGGCAAAGGGACGGGGATCGTTCCAACCCCCCGCAGCCATGCCTGCAAGAGCGCACGGTTGAACTGGAACGGCCGGTCCATCGCGTCGCCCTCGTACGTCCACGAGACGCGGAACTCGTCCACGGTCGCGGCGAGGGTGGCGAGGCCGGCCTCGGTGGCCCACTGCTCGGGGTCGTTGACGAGCGCGTTGAGTTCGAGGAAGCGGCGCGTCGACAGGCGCTCGAAGCGCATGACGACCTCGCCGTCCTCGAACTCGAACGTCGCCTCGTCGGGAACGTCGGGGAAGATGCTCACGGATCCCACCTCGCCCACCTGTGAGGACGGACCCGGCGGGGTGGGCGCCGCCGGGTCCGTCGTCAACTAGGTCCAGGCCAGCGCGGTGCCGTTGGCGGCCTGGAAGGGTGCGGTCCAGCGCAGGGCGCCGTCGTTGCCGGCGCTGACCTGGTAGTCCGAGATCACGCACTCGGCCGTCGCCGTGCCAGTCGAGAAGCCGATGGCGATGGTCCGGGTGATCGTGCCCGCCTGCGTCGGGACGGTCTTCAGGACCGCGTGCGCGAGGTTGGCCCCGCCGTCGAACGGCCCGGACATGGAGCCCGTGACGTCCGAGCGGCCGAGCAGGCGCTCGTACCCGGTCTTATCGAGGCCCGAGACGTCGATCACGCCACGGGGGGTGGAGAACGTCAGGTCGCTGACGTCGGTGGTGATGTCGCGGGGGGTGCCCCCCGAGTCATCGACGGTGATGGTGCAGCCGAGAGCGGTGATCTTCGCCACAGCGACGAACTCCTTGCACAACAAGAAGCCCGCCGGCTGGCGGGCTATGTGGACCGGGGGAAGGGGGGGGTTAGGTCTGCGAGGTTGCGTAGCGGACGAAGTTGACCGCCGCCACGAGGTTGGTGAACGTGCCCGTGGCGTTGACCCGGACATACCGGTTGACGGTCGTCGTGATCGCCGCCGTGGCGACCCGCTCGGACGTTGCGGCCGTCACGTTGGTGAACGTGATGAGGTCGGCGTACGTCGAGTCGTCCGAGCTGTGCTGGATCTTCACCGTGGCCGTGCCCGAGCCGATGGAGAAGGCGTGGAGGTAGCCCGCGCCGCCGAACGACGTCGAGGTGGCGTTGTCGAGCTTCGTCGCGGTGCCGGACGACGAGAACGTCTGCTTGCCCGTCGTGAGCATCTCGCCCCACTCCAGCGGGATCGAGGCGCCCGACATCGTGGAGGCCGTCAGGGCGATGCTCATGTCCTGTGCGACGGCCACCTGGTAGTCCGTCTGCTTGCCGTTGATGGACGCGGCGGGCTCGCCCACGGCCGCGCCGTGGAAGAACGACACGACGGCGCTGACGGTGCCCGCGACCGTGCCGACGGCCGACAGGACCGGGTGGGCCTGCCCCGCGCTCGGGTTGTAGAAGGCGTTGAACGCCATCGACCCGTCGGCCCGTCCGAGCAGGCGCTCGTAGCCGCTCTTGTTGATGGCGGAAACGTCGATGATGGCCCGAGGGCTGGCGATGCTGGAGATCGCCCCGACGTCGCCTGACAGGTCGGCAGAGCCGACGAAGAAGCTGTCGCCCAGCGCGGTGGTCTTCGCCACGGTCAACTCCTAAGCGGCGATCGTCGCGTCATCCGTGAACTCGACGATGACCTGAAACTCGATGGTTCGGAACCACGCGCCCTCGATGAACGCCCAGCCCATGACGGCGTCGCCGAGCACGAGCTCGTCGCAGGTGCCGCCGAGTTGGTGGTCGCCCTCGATGCGTCCCCGGATGTCCTTGCGGAACGCCTGCGCCTGTTTCTCGGCCAGTTCCGCGAGTGCCGCGGAGCGGTCGGGGACCTTCCAGTAGCCGCGCACCGTGACCCGCTCGCCGACCTGCGTGTGGCGCAGCGTCCGCCCGCCCTCCCAGTGGGGCGCGTCCGTGTCGCCGTCGTACCAGACGGCGAGGCAGTTTCCGGCGGGGATGGGCTCGCCGATCTGCACCAGCGTGATCGCGGGCGTGAGGGTCAGCCCCGACGCGACGAGATGCGCCTTGATGGCGTCGATGGCACCCGAGAAGGTCACGACAGCCCCTTCGTCAACTCGGCCTGGTTGATGGCCTTCGCCCGCCGCAGCCGGGTCGAGGTCTTGCGGAACGCGCGGGTCTTGCCTTCGAGGTACGAGGCGGCGGCCATGAGGCTGATGCCCTCCTCGCGGGTGAAGCCCGAGTTGTTGACCGAGATGACCGCGGTGTAGCGCCAGTTCTTCCCGGCCAGCGACTTGACGCGCCCGACTGCGTGGGAGGAGACGCGCTCGCCCTTGAGGCGGCGGATCTCGGCCCGGCTCGACTGCCCGGCCACGAGCTGCGCCCGGACGTCGGACTCGCCCTCTTCGGCGATGGCCTCGAGCATCGTGTGGACGTTCTCCAGGAACGTCTTCTTGACGTCCTTGGCGAAGAACGGCCCGGACAGGTCGATCGTCGTGGTGATCCGCGTCGCGCCGCGAGCCATCAGCCGGCCCGGTACAGCCGGAGGTGGTTGAGGCCCGAACGGAGAATGCTGCGCTCGGTGTCACGGTTGCCCGTGGTCGCCACGCCCTCCATGCCGTAGTCGCCCGTCAGGCCCGCGTCGCGGGACCGCCACCGCCGCTGCGCCACCCGGAGCGTCACGTCCTTGACCGCGCGCGGGTAGAGGTGGACCGCCACCGCCGCGCCGTTCGCGTGGACGGCCGCCGTCGTGCCGTTCTGGCCCCGTAGGACCGTCGCGGTGCCGCCGCTCGTGTTGAACGCCGTCCCCGCCGTCGTCGAGGTGATGTAGAGGTCTTCGGAATCCACCCGGACGGTGGCGCCGACCGACACGCCCGCGCCCGTGAAGACCGCCGTCGTGGCCGAGGCGGACACCGTCCCCATCGTCGCGGCGACCGTCAGCAGCTCCGAGGCGTACCCGGCCGTCCCGGTGGCGAGGATCCGCGCGTTGTACGGGAAGCGGGAGATCGTCCCGTACCCGTGGAGCTCGACGCGGCGGTACGGCGGGCCGCTGACGGGCTCCAAGTAGTAGTCGGTGTTCTCGGCAAGGGTGTACGTCGCCACCGCCGCGGTGGGCGGGTAGTAGACCGACACCGAGGAGACGGACAGGAAGTCGTCCGCGAGGTCGATGCAGTCGTGGCCCTCGCCCTCGTAGCGGTTGGTGGCCGTGCGCGGGCCGAAGCCCGACCCGAACGACGACCGCTCGACGAACGCATCCACGGCGCGGCTCGACGCCTCGAGGACGGTGAGCAGACGGTCGTCGTTGGTGGTGCCGTAGTTCGCCCCGCCGTCGGTGATGAACGACTTGAACTCGTCGACGGTCGCGTACGTGTGGCTCATCGGACCTCCATCACGGGCAGCACGGCCGCCGTCTCGATGACGTCACCAAGCGAGCAGCCGCAGTCGGGACAGACGGAGGTCCCATTCGCTGACCGGTCCGCCTTGATCGAACGGCGATGCGTACCGTTCGCCACCACGCAGGGGACCGCCCCACTTCGCTTCGTAGTACGCGCGGTTTTCGGGGTAGGAGCGGGCGTTGCCTGCGGCATATCGGGCCTCGGAACGAATGGCAGCGGAGCCCTCGTGGGTCGCGCCGCCGGGGATGAAGGACCAGGGGACCCCGGCGAGGGTGCAGCGGTACTCGTAGTCCGCGTCCTCGCAGTAGCAGGGGTGGAAGTTCTCGTCGAAGAACCCGACGGCCTCGACGCACTCGCGGTTGATGCCGAAGACGCGCCAGTCGCCGTTCATGCCGACCCACCGGGGTCCGGGCTTCGCCATCTCGTCGGCGAGCCGGG